AACCGGTTTTACATCTATTGGTGCCACTAATAATAATGCAGGTACTGTATTTATAGCGACAGGAGCTGGATCCGGCTCTGGAACAGCTACTCAAAATGATAATAGTATACGTACTTATGAACCCTTTCCAATGATTATCGACGGTTTAGATTTACAAGCTGACGGTGCTGCTGCAAGACCTTCTTTAACTATTGCAAATATTGGTAATTTATTTAGTACTCAAATCGATGGTTTTAAAAATGACGATTTAATAGGATGTAGAGTTGTAAGAAGACAAACTTTAAAAAAATACTTACACGGTGAATCAGGAGATGCAACCCCTCCAGTTGAGCTTAGAAAGCAAGAGTATATAATTGATCGAATAGCTTCCGAAACAAATATTTCAATAACATTTGAAGTAGCTGCACCTTTTGATTTAGAAAATATACAACTTCCAAGAAGAGTAGTTGTAGGAAAATATTGTAGTTGGAAATATCAACAAGGAGGTTGTAGTTGGAAAGCAGATGGATCTATTGGATATGGTGATTACACGCACAATGCTTATTTTAATGTAGATGATTCGCCCCTACTAAGTGCTCTTCCAAGTGGCAGTATTGCACATAGTTCTTCGACATCTTATACTACTTCGAGTTATGTTACACACAGCGGTAAAAACTGGCAATGTTTAATTGCTCATACTAATCAAACCCCTTCAATTAGTTCTATTTATTGGAAAGAAGTCTTTATATGGGCAGAATGGGTAAGTGGTACTTCTTATACAAAAAATACTTTGGTAAGATACGGGTCTACAGGTCAAAAAACAATTTGGAAATGTATACAAGCACATACTTCTTCTGCCTCTATATTTCCTGATAAAAAGAGTAGTTATTGGGTAAGGGAAGATTCTTGTGGAAAACTTCTTCAATCCTGTAAATGTAGATTTGGCTTTATTCCTGTTGCCAACTCGGCAAATAATGAAGCTCCAAAATCAGATAAAAATACGGCCGCAAGATTACCTTTCGGATCATTTCCTGGAACAATGAAGTTTTAATATGATAGAATATTTAGATGAAATGCAAAAGCATTTTGAAGAGTGGTACCCAAGAGAAGGTTGTGGTGTATTGGCAGTAATAAAAGGAGATTTAAAATGGTTTCCTTGTGACAACGTAGCTACAAAAGAGGACGACTTTATAATTTCTTCAAAGCAATATATTGATATTTCACATCGAGGAGATATAGTAGCAGTAGTACATAGTCATCCAGATGCAAATAATGAGCCTTCTGATACAGATATTAAATATTGTAATGCTACTGAAATACCTTATTATATATTTAGCTATCCCGATATGGAATTAAATATATTACAGCCCGAAGGTTTGTCTGTTCCTGGATTGTATGGTAGAGATTATGAGTTTGGATTAAATGATTGTTTTTCAGCAGCAAGAGATTACTATATTGCAAAAGGTTTGAGCATACCTTCTCGCCCTCTTTTTGAGGATGATTGGTGGGAAAAAGGCTTAAATTATTTTACCGATGACTACATAGCTACTTGGGGTTTTAAAAGAGTTGAAGGAAATATGCAGAAAGATGATTTACTTATTTTTACAATACGAGCAAATGTAGGTAATCATTGTGGAGTTTATCTTGGAGAAGATTTATTTTATCATCATGCAGAGAATAGGCTATCATGCCGAGAAAATTTATATCCTTTTTGGAAAAAATATATAACTGGAGTTTATAGATATGCAACATAATGTTTACTTACAAGGAGCTTTAGGCGAAAAATTTGGAGCTAAGTTTATTGTAAATACAGATAATTATAGAGATATTTTTAAATGTATAAATGCAAATCGACCCGAGTTTTTACCTTATCTGCGAAAATGTCATGATGAAGATATAGGGTTTGTTATAGAGACCGCGGGAGAAGAAATAGGAGAAGAAGACTTACTAGTACCTTTGAGAAAAGGAGACATAACAATTGCTATTGCTCCAGCAGGATCTAAGTCGGGAGTAGGTAAAATTATAGCAGCTGCTTTTCTTGTATTTTTTGTTCTTCCAATGATAGGAGGGGCTGCAGCTTTAACAGCTGCTCAGGCTTCTACAATTACTGCAACAAGTAGTTTAGGTGTGGCCATGCAAGCAGGAATGATGACTCTTGCGGGAAAAGCAACTGCACTTCTTGCCGTAAATCTTGCACTTTCAGGTATACAACAAATGATGGCTCCCGATCCTGCAGTAGATCAAGATAGTCCAACAGATTACTTATTTACAGGACAAGCTAATACTCAAACAGAGGGAGATCCTATCCCTTTACTATATGGTGAGTTGAGAGTGCCCGGAAGGCCTATAGCTATAGATATAATTCAAGGGGGAGTACCTATAACAAATAATGTTGTTTTAGGCTCTGATGGAAGTGGAAACTCAGTTGGTTCCGAAGAAGTAGCAGCTACCGCTACTACAAAGGTACCTTAAGGAATAATTATGCCAGAATCAATAACAGACAAATTAGAAGTAAAAAACTTATATTTAGAAAATTTAGGAGTTGCAGATCGTCAGACTATTACAACTACTGATCTAATTTCTGAAGGCCCTATACACGGTCTCGTAGACGGACAAGCTTCTATATTTTTAAATGATGATAGAGCTGTTCCTTTATCTCAAGCCACTACTTTCCATAGCACTACTAAAGCTACTGTATCTTTAACAAACAACTCTACAACAGCTACGATAGTAGATGGAGGATCTAACCCTATTTTAGAAGCCGAAAATGGAGATAAGTACTTAATAGTACGAAAAGGCTATGGATCAGTATATGTAACAGCAAGCGGAGGAAGTGCAGAACCTACTAACGGTAATATTTCATGTACCCTAACAACTAATGGGAATAGTTCTTTCTTTACAGACTCAATGATTTCTTCTCCTGCTGATTATGATACTTTTGTGCCTGCAAGACTAATAGCTCTGACCGATGCTCATGGAGAGACAAACGAAGGACACGGAGAAGGGTATATAACGAAACGCACTAGTGTTTCTGTTTGTACTTTTATACCAGGTGCATTTGCTCCTGCAGGTTTATGGATACCTGAGGGAGATTATTATTTAGAAGTAGATAAAATCGTAAAGATTGCAAGTATATCAGGAGCTACTTTAACACTTTCTTCAGCTTGGACAGGTGTTACAGGTTCTTTTAAGTATGATGCCTCAGGAGCTATCATATCAAATTCGGATGAAGTACGCCAAACAGAAATTGCAAACTATGAAGGAATAACTACGCAGTTTAGAATAGGGTCTCATAGTCAAGTTCCTTTTAGAGGTCAAAACGAACTAGGATCAACCTCTATAAGTAATACTCCTAGTGCTGGAGGAGTATTAGAGCAAACGCAGGGTTATGGAAGCGGTAGTCAAGCTCCTAAAGTTCTTATTGCTAGCTCAACTTCTGGTTTTAATTTAACGGCTTCTCAGATACAAGAAGTAGACGAAGCACGTTTTACAATTGGATATGGAGGAGGTTTTTACGCAGTTAGTGGTTTAGGCAATGATAAAAATACTTATGCTCAATATCAATTTAAAATAGCAATTAAAAAACCCGGAGAGTCGGATTTTGAACCTTATACGTTTTTAGAGAATCTAAAGACACATAGTGGAGGAGCCTTTAAAAATAGTGTTAGCTGGGTATATAAAATAGATCTAGATGAGTATCGTCCTTTTATAGATTTTAAGGTAGAAGTAAGAAGAATAACAAATCATACCGGTCCAGGATATAAAAAACTAGTAAATGGTGTGGCTGAAACTTTTCACGACTGGCAAAATGTAACACAAAGTTCTTTAACAAATACGACATGTGTTATAAAAGACAGACTAACCCATCCTTACTCTGCTATGGCAAAAGTTTCTTTTTCTACTTCTCAATTTACAGCTATGCCAACCAGAAGCTACCATGCTAGAGGTTTAAAAATACAAGTACCTTCTAACTATGTAACAAGAGAAGAAAATGGAGGAGTATCTTCTTATACAAGAGATATTTCTTCAGGTGCTATAACTAGTACATATCAAGATTGGGATGGAAGCTTTAGAAAATTCCCTGTTTATACAAATAATCCTGCCTGGGTATTTTACGATATACTTACAAATAATCGGTATGGGCTAGGAGAGTTTCTAGCAGATCAAGACATAGATAAGTATATGCTCTACAGAATAGCAAGATATTGTGATGAGCTAGTACCTAACGGCAAGGGAGGTGAAGAGCCTAGATTTACCGCTAATTTATATCTTACCAAAAGGGCCGATGCGTATAAAGTTATAAAAGACATAGCTACTATATTTAGAGGGATGGTTTATTATTTTGATGGGCAAGTATCGCCTATAATAGACGCTCCAAGTGGCCCTGTCTATACTTTTACTAAAGCTAATGTTTTGGAAGGACAATTTTCATATGAAGGTACAGGAAGTAAAACAAGAATTAATCAAGTAATAGTTACTTGGACAAATCCAGAAGCAAGCTATAAAGCAGAGCCTTTAATAGTAGAAGATAGAAAGAATATAGCAGATACTGGTCAGATAATAAGTCAAAGCGCCGTAGCAATGGGAGCAATTACAGAAGGTCAGGCATTAAGATACGGTAGATGGAAATTATGGACAGCGGCGAATCAAAAAGAAATTGTTTCTTTCTCTACTTCTTTAAACGGTTCTTTCTTAATTCCAGGAGACGTAATAAATATACAAGATTCTGATAGATATTCAAGACGCTATGGAGGAAGAATTTCTAACTCTGGTACAGCAAGATCGACTACTTCTATACCTTTAGATAGTTCTGTTTCTTTAATTTCAGGAAGTACGTATACTCTAAGTGTTCTTTTTGAAGAGCCCGGAGCTTTTGCAACTTCAGATGTAACAATTAATGGTACAGCTTATAAAAAAGGCGATTTAGTAACTCAAGCTTTCATAGACGGAGATGGAGATGGAGGAGCTAGTGGCAACGGTACTTATACGCTTCAAAATATTGATAGCGAAGTAAAAGCTCAAAATGCAAAAGCTTCTGCTACTGGTACTGATGCTTTATTACTTTCTTGGTCGGACACTCATCGAGCAGAGACTAAGCCAGTAACACAATCTTTAGTAGGCACTAATACTAGTACTATAACAGTTACTCAGGCTTTTTCAGCTATACCTGCTGTTGAAACTATTTGGGTACTTACTGAAACTTCGGCAGATGATTCTACTGTTGAAGGCTCTGCAAAACAATATAAGATTCTATCTTTAACCGAGAATTCAAAGAATGAGTATAGTATAGCAGCAGTAGAGCACTATGACGAAAAGTTTAGCGCTATCGAAGAGGACTTTACTACTTTTATAGCAGATACTGTCTATCCCGCTGTTAGAACAACAGATGTAGTACCTCCTGTAATAGATATTCATGCTACAAATAAACCTAAAAAACATGGAGGA